CTATTTTTCCGCCACTTTTAGAGCAGAAATGAACTGATCCACCGTTTTACTTTTGCTCTCAGAAATGACATGTGCATATGTTTCCCAAATAACTTTTGGAGTGTTACCTAATCGATCAGCAACAACGGCAACATCAGCACCACTTGAAAGTAAAATAGAAGCATGAGTGTGCCGTAGGGTATGAGGTTTTACAGTAAAGCCAATTTTATCAGATAACCGTTTGAAAGAATAAAACAAACTATTGTCCATATATGGTTCGGCAGTTTGATACGAAATAAAGATGAATAGATCCTTAAATTCTTCATCTTTAAAACGTTTACCAAACGATAGGTATGTTTCTACACACCAGGTGCGGTACTTTTTGAATAGTTCTGCTAAATTTCCGTCGATATCGATTGTACGATAACTATTCAATGTTTTGGGTGTACGAAAACCTTTTCGATCACGAGTTGCTTCTATTGTAATTGTTAGTTTATCCGTATCGATATTTTTCCACTTTAAAGCGAGAGCTTCACCGCGGCGTATCCCAGTAAAGGCTAATGTGTTAATGATAAGTTGAGATGTAAAAGGTTCATCGTTTTTAGCAGCTTCTAAAAATCGGTTCAATTGCTCAATGCTCAATACATTCGGCAACTCACGTTCCTCATCCGCTATTTTGATTTTCGTAAATCGATTACGTGTTAAAATTTCTGCATCTACTGCTGCATTAATTGCAACCTTAAATACACGATGGAATAGGCGTACCGTTGATGGTTTATAATCCTTTAAAAGGGGATTAATAAATTTGCGTTTATACGTCTCCTTATCTAAAGTAGAAAGTCTTAACTTACCAATCAACGGTTCGATTTGGTACTTAATAATATTTTTGCGTTGCGTTTGAGTTGTGATTTCCCAATCGCATTCATGTGTTTCGTACCAAATGTTCAACCATTGGCCAACCGTCATTTTGTCGTGTTCAACTTCAATACTGTTTCCAGTCGCTAATTTTGCTCGAACTTCACACAAAGCACGATAAGCAGTTGCTTCACTGGTGAAACCTTGTTCACTTTTCTCCTTACGTTTATTAAAGAGATCATAGTAACGATGTCTAAAGGACCAACGTTTTTCACCTTCGGCGTTCAGGTACCAGTATAATTCTTTATCCTTTTTGCATTTATTCATCTTAGGTTTTATTCTTTTTACCATTAGTAATCCCTCAATTCGTTCATGGGCAGATGTACGGGGCTGAGAGATTATTTTTGCATCACTCCCTTCAAAGATTAATTAATGTGAGCGTATATTTTATCAAGAATTAAATTTGTAGTTATTTCATCAACCTTCATTCCAAAATCATCGTGAAAACTAATTACTTCTGCATAAAGATCGTTATCTACGAATTTAATAGTATCTATTAATGGAATAGCTAAATGGTTCCCGTCCTCATCCTGGCAAGCTGAGGTAACAAGGCTTAATTTTACAAATAACTTCTCTTTCATCATTTTTACCTCTTAAAATAGGAATGTACGTTCTTTTAACAGTTAAACAAAAACCATTCATGGAAACAGAATGGTTTTTAGTTGTTTACACGGGAATATTTTCTTGTTCTAAACTTTTTTCCCTTAGGGACCTAGATTCGCGATACTCTTCAGCAAGTGCTGTAAGAGTAAATTCGACTGTTTTATCATGATTATCTTCAATCACTCGTTTAATTTCTTGCAATGGTACTCGGAAGAACTCTTTGCGATCGTTAATAAGGTTCATGCGATTATTTGTAAAAGTTTTGTGAAGGATATTCTCAAGTGTCGGTGCATCTTCGCTAAAGATCATTGCGTGAACATCAAATTTAAATGGTACTGATGCGTCACCAAGTTCCTTAACGCGGTCCATAGGTTCTAGACGTCTAGTCATACCAATTTTATAAACATCTTCACCAAACGATCCGATATTTGAGATAACGTATACGTATCCAGCACGAGTATTTCTCTCACGATTTAAAACATCTTCTTTTTGTTCTAATACTTCATTTAATTTATTTTGTAATTCAAAAATTTTAGCTTCTAATTCTGCTAATTGATCTCCGGTAGCATTCGTTTTTTGTTCTTCTAATTTTGAAATTGCTTGAGTAAAGTGTTTTTCTTCTTTTTCCACTTTTTCCTTTAATTTCTCAATTTCACGTCTTACTTTTTCTTCTTCACGCATTTGTTCTCTAATTTGGCGTTGCTCTTCTTTTTCAGTTTCAAGTTTTTGAGCATATTCTAAAGCTAAATATAATTCCTCAATCTTTAAATCAAGATAGGCTTTTTTGATTTCAGTACTTGTCACTCTGTTTAATTTGTTAATGGTTTCAAATGCCTTTATGATTCGCTTTTCTGACGAGCTTATATTAGCAACTGTTACTTTTGAAATCGTGGCATCACATTCATTATTAAATGAACGGATAGCTAAATTAACGGCATCAGTGACCATTTTTTTACCTTCAGATTTACTTCCGTTAACTGTCCAATTATGATTAAAAGTTGTTGCAACTTTGCTTTTAACCATTTCTTTTTGTCTTCTTCTTAAATCTTCTAAACGATTTTTGTATGCTTCAGAACTTTCTAAATCATATTTAGGATTATAAAAACCGAAATCTTGCATTAATACTAACTCTTCTTGTTCGATGTACTGATCCTTTAATTTTTTTATTTCATTTTCTTTGGCTTGTATTTCATTCTTCTGGTTAGCTAAAGTGTTTTCTAGTTTTAATAATTCGTCTTTTTGATTTGCTATTAAATCACTTAACTCAATAGACTCGTCGAAGCCGTTGCTTTTTAAATTATTTAACTGTAGAGCATTCAAAGAGAGTTCTTTAACTTTTTTAATATGCAAGAAAATTAGAACTAAGGGTATGATGATTAAAGGGAAATAGAATTGTGATATAAAAACTAATAAAGCAATAAACCAAGCGCTAAGATACCAAGATAATTTTTTCATATGTATCCTCCGTTTTTTATTAAACTTTAATTCAACTAACTCTACAGGCAAATTATATAATTCTATCTAAGTTCCAATTTAGTTTTATCAAATAGAAATACAATTTTATTTGTATCATTAACAACGTCTTCTTTAATGGATCTAATTTGCGATTTAAATATAGGTTTGTTTTGTCCGATAAATGGTGTATCAAATAAGTTGTACATAATATCGGGATCGAACGCCTTAACTTCTTTTGGAATTCTTCTAAATGGCTCATTTTTATTGAACTTATAATTCTCGTTAAAATATACTAATCTTTTATAAGCAAACTCTTTAGTAACATTAAAATAATCAGCAATATCTTCAGCGATGATGTATGTAGTATTTAAATCCGGAAATACCTCTATATTTAATAATTCTTTCGAGGGCATAAGTATATTTGAAGCAAGTTTGAAAGCTTGACTTTCCATTTTATCAATCATTAAAGAAGATTGAGAGAGTTGACTTATTTGATGGATGTATAAGTGCGAAAATTCATGAGTAAGGGATTCTCTTTCTTCTTGTTCTGTTTCGCGGACACATAAATTAATAACTCCTCTGCGCCCCTTCTTGTGAGGTATAGTGTAATTTATATCTTCTGGTATTAGACTATAGTTAACTTTCATTCCGTATAAACGACATAATTGGTAAATATCGATTTCGGAAGGGACATTGTATTCAATATTACTTAATATATCCTTGCTCATTTTTTCAAAAGGATCAATCCTTTTTCTAGCCATAAAATCCCCTAATACCATTGAATCACTCCAAATAATCTGAATCGTCATCGTCGATTTCTTTTAAAGCTTCCTGCATTGTTTTCCAAGATTTAACCATTTGCTTTACTTTCTTTTCTGGATTGCTTTTTAGGTTTTCAAAAGCAATTGCGTGTTTTTTTAATTGGTTAAGCACTTCGAACTCTTCAGGTGTAAGAGAAATTTTTTCACCTGCAACATCTATTTCAATGACGTTACCATTATCCAAATAACCAGCGATTCTCATCAGTTCTTCGTAACTACAATTATAAGCATTTGAAATAAGTTTTAAGGTTTCGGGTGTTGGATTGACATTTTTACCAGAGCGTTTGTCATATCCTTTTTCAATTGTATCTAAATAAGTATGACTTATCCCTATTCGTTTACTAGCGTCACGTAGGGATTCTTTTCCTCTTAGTTGTTTAATGAATTCTCCTAATGTCTCCATTTATTCTATCACCACCTGTAATACATACTTTACATTATAGATAAAAAAATATAAATAAATAGAATGTAAATCATTGTTGACAATGTTGTTACTCTTGTATTACTATATTTACAAGGAGGTGTTATACATGACTTACAAAAATAATTTGAGAGAAATTCGTAAAGAAATAGGTATGCCAATATCAGAGTTGGCAAGGAGAACTGAAACTTCTCGTCAAACAATTACAAATATAGAATTGCATGGTCAAGAACCATCCGTGACACTTGCTCTAAAGATAGCGAAGGAATTACGAAGTGATCCTTACGATATTTTTTTTACCAATGATGTTATACAAGGTTTACAAAATGAAAATAAAATTGCATAGGAGGCTTTATCATGAATCGATTACCAAGAAATATTTCGAGTGTAGAAGTAGCGGAAATGGTTGAACGTCGTCACGACCAAGTGATGCGCGATATCCGAAATATCATCGATCAACTAGGTGACCACACTTTTGTGGAGTCCTATTTCATCGAATCTAGTTACACAAATACTCAAAACAAAGAGTTACCTTGCTTCTTATTAACAAAGAAAGGTTGTGAATTATACGGCACTCGTATGACTGGTGAGAAGGGTACACAATTTGCCGTTAAGTACATCGAACGATTTAACGAGATGGAAGTTCAAATAACTGAACAAAACAACTTACCACAAGATCCAGTCGAACTAGCGTTACAAACATCTTTGAAAAATTACCAAGAAATTAGATCAATTAGAAATGATATAGATTTTCTAAAAGATTCGATGCGTATCGATGGAAAGCAAGAACTGGCATTAAAAGAACAAGGCAAAGCGAAAGTTTTTGAAGTCCTTGGCGGGTACGACTCTGCTGCATATAACAAAATGGGTAAAAAAGTTTTTGCTAAGTTATGGGGCGATTTTAAACGCCACTTTTTATTACCACGGTCAATGGAACTGGCTAAGAAAGATTTTGATGAAGGTGTGCGTTTTATTGCAATGTGGCGACCAGATACAACGATGATGATGGAGATCGATACATGTAACCGTCAAGCACAACTGAAATTAGTTAAATGAGGAAGGCTGTATCAACAGCCTCTAGGTAAGGAGGGCTTTTATGATTTCGCAACAACCTAGTGAAAGCTTAGTCATTCAAATGCTTCTTGAAAAAGCAGGAATCACAAAAGAAAAGTTTGAGAAGCAAATCGAGGAGCTTATTAACGAGGCTACAAGAACAACTCTTCTTTATTGGGACATCGATAGAATGTCCGAGCTCACATGTATGGAGCCATCTTATTTAGATAAACACGTTCTCCAAGATCATCGCATGAAAGTTTTTGAACGTAGACGTGGTAAAGGAAAACGCTACTGGATATATGAGGGCAGTGTACAAGCACTCAAAGAAATTGTTGATGAATGGTACTAACTAAAAAATACATTGGGCAGATGTACGGGCAAAGAGAAGTACCATTCATTAAGTTAAGAGGTCGGGCATTACCTCTATAAATCTATTATAACTTTGCTAGAAGTTTCTAGTGGTCTTATACAAGTCAACTTCTTAATGAAATGTGACTTGAAATTAATGGAAAGGGTGAGAAAAGTGACTCAAGTTGGAGCAGTTTTAAAAGAACTAAGGGGAGAACAAACGCAGCAACAATTCGCTTTTGAAATGGGGGTGGTGAGAGAAACCGTCTCCAAGTATGAAACAGGTAGATCGCATGTGCCGCAGGATATAAGCAGAAAAATTACTAAGGAATACGACAATCCCAAGTTCGCGATAACAGTTCGAAATGAGTACACGGGTACAGGTCCGAGGTGGTTGGATGGTCCGAATGTAGATTTACATCGGTCCAGCGTGAAGGAAAAAACGATTGAGGAATTACAAGAAGCATTAGAAGCAATAGCAAAGATCAGGTTGGCCAACCCGCTTAAATTATTCGATTTCCAGCACGTTGAAGAAATGTTACTCGAAGCAGCAGAGGCAATAACCGCACTAGATCATTTTATAGCGGTGATATGTACAGAAACAAAAATAAGTTATACAGGGTTGTGGGACAAGCACTACAAAGAACTGGCGAGTGCAGGGTACACAACGATTTAGGGAGATATAGATTATGGGCATTTTAACATCATTGAACAACGAAATATGGAAAGAAAAAGCGTGCATCGAGGACTTAACAAAAGAGTTTGTTATGCATGTGCAAGAAAACCGCTTTGAACTTGCTGCTACAAAACACCAAGACATACATAAGTCGATCAAACGAGTTCAGCATTTGCATAGGCAAAAACAGTTGTATTCAATCGCGGTGAAATTTGAAAGAGAGGCGAGGCGATATGCTGAAAAAGTTTGATGATTACTTCTTAGGAGAGGAAGCGCACTGGACAGACAAAGCGTGGTTCTACGGGTTTTATGCAACCGTTACTGTTCTTGTATCAATCGTAATTTTCGCATAAAAAAACCGCTAATCAGTGCGAATGATTAACGGCTAGACAAATAAAATCGATTAACACGATTATACCATAAATCGTGAGGAAAGGAAGCGTTGGAATGTTCGGCACTTTGTATGTATGGGGTACGGATGGAAATGGATTTTGGAAGAAACGTATTCAGTGTTATCAATCAGAGGTTCATATTTATTTAGCTAATATCAACAATTACGAAGATTACGATTTCGATATTAAATGTTAGATTTTTAACCAAAATGTAGCTGGTAATTATCAAATTATTACTAAACGATTGCGAGCCAGTCTCGCTCTCGTCAAGCAGTTCATAATATCAATTTCCTCCCTAATCGATGTTCTGGCGATTATGAGCTGCTTGATGGGATTCCGTCGGGAAGGTGGTGAGAAAGGTGAAAAGTATTCAAATGGATTCAATGGAAATCGAACAACGTTTTCCAAACTTTGAAGTAATCAGTGAATTTACTGGATCAATCTACACAATGGTTGCGGTTAAAGATGGCGTTCGTTACTGGGATTACATCGGCAAACATTACGGTGAATTCTTATTAAAGGAAAGAAGGGGTAGAAATGCAAGTTGAAAATCCAATGGTGCTAGGTCGCATTGAACATTATTCAAGACCAAGATTAGTAGTTATCGATACATGCGATAAAAATGATTTTGAAAATCCAACATATGACATTTTTGAATCATTCATTGCATCGAACGATGATTACTACGTATTTGGTGAACACGTGGTCCACATGGATAACTTACCGCGGTATTTTGAAGATTATCTAAAAGCGGAATGCAGGGTGAAAAAATAAACCACTGCTCGCAACAGTGGTCAAAACAATTATATTTAGCGCAATTATAGCGCATAGGAGGAGAAATTTCAATGTATGGATTAACTGAACAATTTAATAACCCACAAGTTGGACAACCATCATTTCAAAATAACGGAGGGGCACTAGCGATGGCTAGCGCTTCCCGTGAAATGGAAGAAGTAAAAGGGCAAATTTTTATGGCGAAGCAGTTCCCTCGTAATGTATTCCAAGCGGAGCAACGTATTTTAGACACTTGCAAGCGTCCTGCACTAGCTCAAACAGCTATGTACAGTTATCCGAAAGGTGGAACTAAAGTAACTGGGCCGTCTATTCGTTTAGCTGAGGCAATCGCTCAAAACTGGGGCAACTTATCATATGGTATTCAAGAGTTAGAACAGAGAAACGGTGAATCGGTGGCTAAAGCTTTCTGTTGGGACCTTGAAACGAATGTTAGACAAGAGAAGGTGTTTACAGTTAAACATTCAATCAAAGCAAAGGGTTCTCTTAAACAACTTACAGATCCACGTGATATCTACGAAAAAGTAGCAAACGATGGAGCGCGCCGTTTACGTTCTTGCATCCTAGGTGTTATCCCTGGTGATATCGTAGATAAAGCAATTGCACAGTGTACCGAAACATTAGCAGGTAATAGCAAAGGTCCATTAAAAGATCGCATTGCACATATGTTAAAAGGTTTCAAAGATCTCTACCGTGTTACACAAGAAATGGTCGAAATGAAATTCGGTTACAATGCTGATTCTTTCAGTGAGTATGACTATGTAGAACTTTTAAACATCGCCAATAGCTTGAAAGATGGAATGTCTAAAGTTGAGGATTGGTTTCCGAAAGAAGATATTAAACAACAATCAAGTGGATTGGCTAATGACTTCAAAGAGCAGGAACAGAAAGCGGAGGTGAAGCTAGATGCAGCACCAACAGGCAACGTTCCAACTGAACAGCCAGAACTATTACTCTAGAGAATCAAACATTCATTATATGAGCGTTTCCCAATTTAAAAGTGCAATGGAATGTGAAGCGCGCATGATAGCTGAGTTGAAGGGCGAGTTTACTCGTCCTCAATCTACTGCTTTATTAGTGGGGAGCTACTTGCATGCAGCAATTGAAAGTGACGAAGCATTTAATCGGTTTGTCGAGGAAAACCATAAATGGATTTTTGGCAGTAGAGGGGCGAAATACAAAGATTTCGAAAAAGCTGATGACATGATTACAACTATCAAAAATGATCGTTTTTGTCAGTTTGCTTTACAAGGTGAAAAAGAGGTCATTTACACGGGTGAATTGTTCGGCGTCCCTTGGAAAATCAAGGTCGATAATATCAATCATGAAAAGTGTTATTTCAGCGATTTAAAGAGCACTCAGGAGCTACGTAAACGCTATTGGAGTGAGAAGTATAGTACATGGGTTTCTTTCGTACAAGCCTACGATTATGTACTTCAAATGTGGGTGTATCGTGAAATTATCTATCAAAACACAGGTCGTTATTATGAGCCGTACATTTTAGCAGTCACGAAGGAAAATCCGCCGGACAAAGCTGGTTTACATTTTGATCATTCACGCTTTGATTTTGAGCGCGAATATGTGCAACAGATGCTCCCATCGATCATTGAGGCAAAACAGGGCAAAAAGGAGCCTCATCGTTGTGAGAAATGCGAATATTGTAGGTCTACAAAAGTGTTAAAGGGCACGTTTGAGATTGAGTTTTTACTAGATTAACTGTTGGGGAGTAATCCATTTGTTTGACAATAGGAGGATGCGGATTGAATTTAAAGGAGTTCAAAAATAGAGAATCTATTCTCAATCATGAGATTAAAGATGTTGAAGTGAAGATACAAAAGTTGATTAATGAAATTGATGGTTTTAAACAAGAAAAGAATGTCTTGAGTAAAAAAATAAAAGCAAGCAAAACAGACGCACTTCTAACTGGCGCATGGCGAAATAGTGTTATTCAAATGAAAAACAGAGAAAAACGACTGTCAGCCATACTTACAAAAGCCAATGATGAATTAATGATTAATCGTTCTAAATTAAAACAATTACGAAAAGAACTCAATACTTTAAGAAATAACTCTTATGAACGAGCGTTTGAAAATATAGCTCATTCAATACTACCACCTGAGTTGTTTTGGGAAATCAGTTTTAAAGCTCAACAAAAAAGTGGCGTTTGGCTAAATGAATCTAGTAGTTAGATGAAGCTACAAAGATGATTTATATGCCGTAGTAGGTAAGTGAGGAGGGCGGGCAATGGCTAGCATCAGTTGGATCAAACTAAAAACAGATATGTTTGATGATGAAAAAATTAAACTAATCGAACGAATGCCAGAGGGTGACACGATTTTAATTGTGTGGATTAAATTACTAACTTATGCAGGGAAAGCGAATTGTAATGGTTATATCATGATCGCAGAAGATATTCCTATGAACATCGAAGAAATGGCCATTATTTTTAATAGACCGCTAGAAAAAGTAAGGTATGCAATCCAGGTGTTACAGAGATATAGAATGCTTGAAATTGATGAAAATGAGCAATTTTATATTTCAAATTGGGAAAAACATCAAAACATCGATGGCATGGAGAGAGTTAGAAAACTAAATGCGGAGCGTAATAAAAAATATCGCGAACGTAAGAAACAAGGGGCTTTGCAAGCTCCTGCTGAAGAACCTCAAAAACATGATGACGTTAGCGTGACGTCACGTGACGAAACAGACTTAGACAAAGACTTAGATTTAGACATAGACATAGATAAAGAAAAAGAGACAGACATAGACAAAGACAAAAAAGACATTAAAAAAAATGTCTGTCTGTCGTCTAGTCAGTCTCCATCCATTGATATGAATTTTTTATTAATACAAGATACGTTTCGAAACCTCATTCGAGAACCAAAGCCTCAAGATTTATCAAAAATGGATGAAGCGCTTGAATTCTATGAAACAAGTTTGATTTTAGAAGCAATTAAAGCTGCTAAAGGTAAAGGTAAAACTTTCTCGTACGCATTAGGTATTCTAGACAATTGGCGTACAGAAGATGATATCAAAACCTACGATGATTGGAAGGTGAAAAAAGGTGCAAGAAGTCAAAACGGTAAACAGTCAGTTCGACAAAATCATGAAGAAACTTCAAGCTCGCTCGATGAATTCTACAGACAACTCGAACGAGACAAGCAAGCCTGGGGTGGATAAATGCCCTTTATGCCGTGGTACCGAGTTTGTATTTTCACATTACGAAGAAAAGAATGGCATTAAATACGAGTACGAAAAACCATGCTCGTGCCGTGAAAAAAATGCATGGGCACGCCGCTTTAAAAACGCATTGATTCCTGAAGAATTTAAAAATGCAAAGCTTGATAACTATGAGCAAAAAACAAAAATGCAACAAGCCATGTATGCGTTGACGATGGAATATTTAAAATCGTTTCCTAAGAATCGGAAACAGTTAGATGAAGATGGTGCCCCTAATTTCGGATTTATAGCAACGATCGGTGAACAACGATTGAGACAACTACCAGCAGACCAACGTACTGAAATTAAGTATAAGCACAATAATTTTGGAATCGGAAAGACTCACTTACAAATTGCGGTAGCAAAGCAACTTATCAAAAATGGATTCTCGGTATTAGTCGTGTCGGATGTGTCATTTATGGACGAAATGATGAACGCAAAACGAATGAGCGATGAGGGTGAAATGTATAACTCTATGCTAAATACGGCATTATCGGTTGATGTGCTTGTGTGGGATGACATTGGCAAAGCAAAGCCAACAGAAGCGAAAGAAGGGCTTTACTACAACATCATTAATGAGCGCTACAAGAAACGTAAACCGATAATTTTCAATAGCAATGAGGACAAGTCTACTCTTGCGGATCGCATTGGGTATGCAGCAAATAGTAGATTATTAGAAAAGCGTGAGGATGAACAATATTACGTAGTTGATACAGAAGGCGTCGATTATCGATTGAAGGGATGAATGTACATGACATCGGAAGAAGTAGCACAAAAAATTAATGACCTGGTAGGGGAATATGATTTCCCCCTACCAGTCTTGCAAGATGTCGATAGACGGTTAAGCGATTGCCAAGATCCATATTATGCAGCTCAACAATTACGGTACCTAGAAAACAATATTCATGCGGGCATTGCAAAGAAGAAGGTGAACAAATGAACGAGGAATTCATTCTAAACATGCTTACACTCCACGGAATCAACTACAACAAGTACGGCAACGAACAGGACAAACAAGCATTTACAAACTGGATGAACAAGCTACAACATCATAAGAATTTCAGCAACCTAGAAGAAGCTTGCAATTATTTTATTGCATGGGGTGAGAGGGATGAAAAACTTTCAGCATAGTTTTAAACGCATGTTTTACATTGAGCAGCTAAAACAAGTTGGCATTACAGAAGTTAATAAGGTACCAGTGCAAAACTTATCAGATCGTGACTTGTTGCATGCTTTAACAATTGCTCGTATAAAGGCAGGTGCTTAAGGTGCAAACAAATAGAAATGGTATTCCATTAGACGTCCCAAGGCAACGAAAGAAAGTAACAAAAATCCAAATAACTAAAAATCTACAAAATGATTTTAACCAGTTTACTAAGTTTGTGACCATGCAAGGCAAAGAGGATGGTCATGTAGTAACGGTGATTGTTCCTAAAGCTCATCCGGAATATCAGGAACTTAGAGCTAAAAAGTTTAGAAAAATCGAGGAATGGGATTGGAGGGAGACTTCGTGAAACGTAAGGTAGCCTCTAGAAGATTAAACCGCACTTGTATATGTTGCAATAAGTCGTTTGTAAAAGGTGAAATTTATTATATCGAACGAAATGTATTAAAAGAATTTGGTGAAATATTCGCTTGTGAATATTTGGTGTGTCCTCGCTGCAAATATGAAAATGAACGCAAAGGCGAAAGACGTAAGCAGTTTATAGAATCCGGGAAATGTCATCATCCAATCACTGATGAGATTTGGAAAACAATTGCTGGAGAAGATTATGTAAAAGAGCCATCCCATACAGAATGTTGCATATGTGGTGAGGTGGTTTAAAAATGAACGCAGCATTAAACATTATCTGTGCTGCAGTCGTGTTATGGGGCGCAATTATATTAATTACAGCCGAATGGGAAGGGATGAGGAAGAAGTGAAGAAAGTGGCATTACTGATTGTGTTGTTAATCGTTTCAGTGATTTTAATAGCTTGCGAGTTTCAGGAACAAGAAATCTACTACAACGGTCAGCTTCGACCAGTATCGCAAATAGAAGAAATCATTGCAGATACGTTGGAGGTTGAAAATCCGGATATGGACCTAGAAATTAGCATCTATGAGGAGGAAGAAGATGATTAATCGTGTCGTATTAGTCGGCCGTCTTACAAAAGATCCTGAACTTCGATATACACCCAGTGGAGTTCCAATGACAAGGTTCACAGTAGCGGTAAATAGACCATTCAAAAACGAAGGTCAAAATGAAGCTGACTTTATTGGCTGTATTGCTTGGAGAAAACAAGCGGAAAACTTAGCAAACTTTCAGAAGAAAGGGAATTTGATAGGTGTTGAAGGTCGTATTCAGACAGGCAGCTTTGAGGGGCAAGATGGGAAAAGAATTTTTACTACTGATGTTATCGCAGACTCAATTCAATTTTTAGAGCCGAGAAACAACGCAGATAGCTCAAATTCAGCTCCAAACTATCAACCTAGTACAAATTATCAATCTCAACCAAATAACGCAAATACAGGGCAATATGGCGGTCAGAATCAACAGTATGGAAATTCAGGACAGTTCAATTCTCAACAAAATTATTCGAGGGTAGATGAAGATCCGTTTGCAAATGGTAGGTCGATTGAAGTGAAAGAAGATGATCTCCCTTTTAATTTCCGGCAAGTGGGATAGCTTGCCGTCTGAATAATAAAATTTAGGAGCGTAAATATGGAATTACAAAAATTGTTCAAAGCACAACGAGTTCTGGACGAGCACATTGTCAATACACAAGGTTTAAAAGATGTGCCGCTAAATAATATGATTCTTGCTTTAATCGTTGAATTAGGTGAAATGAGTAACGAATGGCAAGGATTCAAGCATTGGAAAGTGAATAAACAATCTAAACCGGGGTTACGTGGTGAAATAGCAGATGTTTTAAGTTTCTTGTTAGCAATCGGTAACATGGTTCATCACCGTAAAGGTTTAGAAAGTATCTGTATTTTTGAAAAAGAAAGTATTGAAAGAAATCAATATTGCATCTATGACAGCATTACTGATCAAATAATTGCCTTAATAAGTGATTTCACTGATTTATGGAATTATGGCGAAATCGATGAAGGCTACAGCGTGGTAATGACTAGGTTTGCTGTTTTAACTGAAATGCTAGGTTTCACTTGGGACGAAATCGAAGCTGCATATTTCGAAAAGAATTCAGAAAATCACAGAAGACAAAACACTGGTTATTGAGGTGATTACATGTCACACCTAAAATCATGGACACAAGAAGATATTGATTATTTAGAAGCTCACTTTGGAAAATGTCATGTTTCGAAAATCGCTAATCATCTTGAACGTACAGAAATAGCGGTTATTGGTAAAGCAAGGAGACTTGGTCTAACTATGTTAACGGCAGGCGGTTATATAACGCTCCATGAACTCTCTAAATTTCTAGAGGTAAATAATCGCACGATTAAACGTTGGTTTGAAGCCGGCTTAAAATATCGTCAAAAAGCAATCCTTTCAAAAAGTTATTATTTTATCGATGTTGGAGAGTTTTGGTCATGGGCAAAAAATCATAAGCAATTAATTGATTTTTCAAGAATGGAACGGGGTGTACTAATACCCGAACCGAGTTGGTTAGATGAAGCCTATAAAAATTCTCAAAAAGCAGCAATTAAACGTCATCATGTGATTTGGAGACCAGTAGAAGATCAATTCCTTTTATCCAGTCTAAAGAAGGGTGATGCGTACGAAACTATTGCTTCAGCATTAGAAAGAAGTGTCAGAGCAGTAAAAGCCCGCTACCGAAAGTTAGTCTCCGAGGGTGTGGCAGAACGAAAACGCTACCGATTGCCGTGGACTCAAATTGAAATTGATATGTTAATGGATATGGATAAACAACGATTGCCAGATAAAGAAATCGCTGAGGAATTAGGTAGGGAAATTCACGATATTCGTTATAGGCGAAAACGCTTGAGAGAAAAAGGTATTCATAATTTTCGTAAAAGGAAATCTAGCTGAGGTGGTTTTGATTTGGGACGTAAACAATTGGAATATGCACTTTACAAAGGTGAACAACTAGTGGCAATTGGAACGATTCGTGAAATTGCTAAAGACCGCGGTGTGCTCCCAGAAACGATTCGCTTTTATCAATCAGGTGTTTATCGACGTAGGGCGAAAAAAGGGGTCGATAATCGGTTGCAGTTGATTAAGTTGGATGAATAGTTGAGACAAATTGTTCAGGAAGTAGGTGAGGATTTGGAGCTTAATAAAATCTATCAAGGACATTGTCTTGAGGTCCTAAAAACCATGCCTTCACAAAGTGTGAATACCGTAGTTACCAGTCCACCGTATTGGGGATTACGTGATTATGGAGTAGATGGCCAAATTGGGCTTGAAAATTCAGTTGAAGAATATGTAGTGGCTCTTGTAGATGTATTCCGAGAAGTTAAACGAATTCTAAAAGACGATGGCACTTTATGGCTCAATTTAGGGGATGCATACGCAGGAAGTGGGAAGGGTGCATGGTCCGAAAAGGATAAACAAAAGCATGTATATGTACCAGATCCTAAAGGTGTAGAAACAAAGATTAATAATGTTCCTACAGGATTAAAACCAAAAGATTTAATTGGATTGCCGTGGAGAGTGGCGTTTGCATTACAAGCTGACGGATGGTATTTACGACAAGACATTATCTGGAATAAACCAAACGCAATGCCTGAGAGTGTTACTGATCGGCCGACAAAATCTCATGAGTATTTATTTTTACTAAGTAAAAATCAAAAATACTTTTATGATAACGAATTAATTAAAGAACCGGCTATTTATGGAACTTTAGATGTTAGAGGTTCAGAAGGAGCTTTTGGACCATCGCAAAAGGCGAAAAGAGAGGATAAACCTAGAGGTTCGTTTGAAGGTAAGTATGGTAATGAAGCATTCAGAGCAATTCGGGATAAACGAAATAAGAGGTCTGTTTGGACAGTATCAACAAAACCCTTAAAAGAAGCTCACTTTGCAACATTTCCGGAAGATTTAATTGAACCTTGTATTTTAGCAGGATGTCCAACTGATGGAGTTGTAATGGATCCATTCTTTGGTTCGGGAACTACCGGATTAGTAGCATTGAAACATTCTCGAAATTTTATTGGTATTGAGCTTAATGAAAAGTATATTGAGATTGCTAAAAAACGATTAAGTGAAGTTCAGCTGGAGCTCATACATGAATTAAGTTGCTGAACACTTGGGAAAGAGCCAAATTGTGCAGTAAAAAAGAGAGGAGAGAATTTTTTGGATAAACCGTATTTTTTAATTTCAACAACTTCTGGTAAATCACAAGTCCTGATAGATAGAAGAGTTCAAAGCGATGAAGAATCAAAGGCAATGAGAGGACGCTTAATTAACATCGGTTGTGTAGTAAAAGAAATAACAGTAGAAGAACGTAATGAAATTATTAAAGATGGAGCATGGATTTAATGCACACTTCGACCAAAGTACACCAAAACAAACACCCTTGCACGTAACTATCTTACTAATAGCTTATGTGTAAGGGAAGGGAGGGCAACATGGGCAAAATACAATTCGAAATACCAGGAGACGTTCAAGCGCAACAACGACCAAAGTTTTCTCGAGCTGGTAATGGTGTGAAAGCAGTGGATCCACAAGAAAGTCGAGACTATAAATCGTTTGTTCGACTAGTTGCATCACAACATGCTCCAGATGTACTTATTACTGAGCCAATCAAATTAACAATCGACGTTTATCGAAAGATTCCAAAGGATAAACAAACAGGACCAAAGATGAAATTAATTGGCGAAGGAAAATTAAGACCAACAACCAAACCAGACATCGATAACTTAGCAAAGGGCATTAAAGACGGGCTGAGCAAGGTTTTATGGCATGACGATAGCCAAGTTATTGAGTTAGTAGCCCGTAAATGGTATAGCGAAAATCCTAGAGCAGTAGTGACGGTTGAATGGGTGTTATAGACATGCCGAGGCGACTAAAAGCCTGCAAGCGACAAAAGATGCTTTTTACCATCCATTGCAAAGAATGTATCAATAAAAACGCCAAGAATGATGTGAAGGTGTGCACTGGTTGTGCGATTTATGATGAGTTCCAACAGATTGGGAAGGTCTTGAATGAAACGGTCAGAGGGCGAGTGGTTGGTATATGACGAATGATGAAATATTTGCTGAGATGACATCGATCGGTAATCAAATGCGCGAATTTGAAAAAGTACGAAATTATCAGGAACGCAATAAGTTAGTTCCAAGATGGAGTGAATTGCATGCTGCATACGATTTTGGTTTTTCAGTCGGTGAAAAGGTTGAAACAAAGGTATGGGGGCATTGGCAAATAGCAAAGATTATACAAATCGAAGGCACACAATTTCACATTCGAAATGAAAAAGGATGGGAGATCATCACATCAGGATTTGCTTTGAGGAAAATTACGGATAGTCCAGTGGTGGAACAAACTAATATTTTTGAATTTCTGTAGCAATAAAAAGAGCTGCAGCCTATGCCACAGCCCTCAAATATATGCGCAAATATATTATACCAGGAGGGCATGGTATGGGCAAAGGGCAAATTTATTACAGTTCAGAAGAGGTATTAGAGATTATAGATAGTTATTTCAACATGAAAAGGGCAATAGGGCTACATGTAGAAAGTCCATACAGTTATAGCGTTACTGCGGACTATGATAATTTAGGAATGCCAAAAGGGAATGGCACTGGTGATCCAACATTTAGACAAGCTTTTTCTGGGGCGCATAAAATTTTGTCGGGTGTTATGGAAAAAGACTTTATGAAAAGAATTAATTTTATAGACGAACGAGTACCGTATATTAAAAAACGCAGAGAAGTTAATGTTTTGCATTGGAAGTTATCGGGCATGAGAACCAAACACATTGCTGAGCTTGAAGGTATTACCGATAGACAGGTTAGAAATATTTTAAGGAAAATAGCGAAAAGCATTTCCGAAATTTCCGCTATTTCCGATATTTCTAATGTTTCGTAGAATCTATTAAAAATTTGTATACTGTGAGGGAGGACGGTGCGGTAAATCATTCGGTCTTTCCATAATTTTCTTCAATGAAAAAAGAGAAAAAGACGACCGACGACACGCGATGAAATCGTACATCGCAGAAGCGACAACACGGCCGTCCCAGTATTTGAGAGGGGTGATTTTTATTAAATAATCTCTTTAAATATATTAGTTATATATATAAATACGAAAAATACAAAAAATAAAATGCATTAATATATCTAGGATATGGTTTTTAATTTAATTACAAATTTACGAAAGGCTCAGTTGCCTTTATTGCTATAACGGTTTTTACCACAACACAAGAAAGCGACCACTTATGAGGATGGGTGGTTGCTTTTTATTATGCCTTTAAAGTGAGGGAGTTCTATGAGATATGTATTGCAATGTAAAAAGTGCAAACGTCCTGCGGAGTTAGATCATGAGAAGAGCAAACCGGGTACCAAGGTTTATAAAAACGTATGTGAATGCGGCGGCAAGATCAAATCCATGCTCGAATGATTTATTTTGAGCAGTGAGCATTATCGAGTGTTTTATTCCTTTGCCACTCATGTCCAAAGATAGTGCTTACTGCTGAGACTAAAAGTTGTGGAAGATATATAAATACACAAAACGAATGACTTACATGCGATGAATTATGGAGGTGGTGTTATGAGAGGTGGCTAGACCTAGAGACCCTAGAAGGGATAAAGCTAAAAATATTTGGTTAAAGAGTCAGGGTGAAATTAAATTAGTTGATTTGGCTGAACAATTCGAGGTAACTAGTAGCACTATTCGAAAATGGAAAGCCACTGACAAATGGGATGATGAATTGAAAGGGAGCGCTCCTAAATCGAAAAAGAGCGCTCCTAATAACAAAACGGGCAGTTCCAAGAATATTGAAACGAAAAAAGAAGTCGTTGAATCGGTAGAAGTCATTGAGCTAGAGAGTGACGAATTTACCGATAAGCAACGACTTTTTATTAGTTATTACGTGAAGTATTGGAATGCTACAAAGGCTTATAAGAAAGCATACGGTTGTGCATATGATACAGCTAGAACTGAAGGCTCTAAACTCCTTGCAAACCCTAACATTCGTGCAGAAATAGTAAGGGTGCGAGATGGGTTAACGGAAGATGCGCTCTTAGACGAGCGAACACTCATACAAAAGTGGATTGACATCTTGTTCGCCGATATCACTGATTACGTAAAGTTTGGTCGTCAAGAAGAGATTGAGTACCAAGAGGATGGGCAACCAGCATTGGATATGAACGGGAACGTCAAAACTTATTCGTTCAACTACGTTCACTTAAATGAGTCGGATGAAATCGATGGAACACTCGTTACCGAGGTCAAACAGGGTAAGGATGGTATAACCGTCAAATTAGCCGACAAAATGAAGGCGCTTGAATATTTATCGAAGCATAAGGATTTATTAAATGAGCGTGAGTTGAAGCAGTTACAAACTGAACAAGCCAAATTAAACATTGATAGAACAAAGGCTGAAATTGAATCCTTAAGCGAAGGTAACGGTGAAGAAGAATCAGTCGAAATCGTTATCCGTCGTAAGGAGGCGAGAGATTGATGGTTGTTATCGATAAGGAAGTGAATCCTCATTTCGAGGATTTTTTATTTGATTGGAACCAAAAGTTTCAGTTTCTTGTTGGTGGTTATGGCTCCAGTAAGTCGTATCATGTAGCGCTTAAACTAGTGCTTAAAGCAATACAAGAGAAACGCAAAATATTAGTTATCCGTGAAGTTTACGATACTCATAAAGACAGTACCTTTGCGCTATTCAAAGACATTTTAGAAACTTTGGATATGTTGGACGAATCTGGCCGCAAAAAAATTGCTAAAGGTAAAGCGAGAGCGAAAGAAAGTCCTTATGAGGTTGTGTTTTCGAATGGATCTCGAATCATCTTTAAAGGGATGGATAAACCGGCAAAACTAAAATCGATTCATGACATCTCAATTATTTGGCTTGAAGAGTGTTCGGAGGTCAAATATGAGGGTTTCAAAGAATTGATTGGACGTTTGCGCCATCGTAGTTTGTCACTTCATATGATTCTTTCAACCAATCCGATAGGTGAAGATAACTGGACGTTTAAACACTTCTTCAAAGATGAGCTTAACGATTATTTTGTTCTGGATGACCACGAACTTTATGAAAAGCGCACAATTTTAGTTGGAGATACTTATTATCATCATTCAACGGCAGACGATAACTTATTTCTTCCACAATCGTATATCGATGAACTAGATGCAATCGGTAGTTATGACCAAGATTTACATCGTATTGCCCGTTTAGGTCGTTTCGGTGTAAATGGTATTCGAGTGTTCCCGCAATTTGAAGTGCAGCCGCATGAAGAGGTTATTAAGGCAATCAAAGGTATTTATAAACCATTATTCAAAAATGGGATGGACTTTGGTTTTGTGACTTCTTACAATGCAGTCATTCGAATGGCCATTGATCATGAGAAAAAATATTTGTACATCTTTTGGGAGTATTACAAAAAAGGGTTAACCGATGTTGAACTAGCGAAAGACTTGGAACATTTGAAGAAAATTGTTATTAAGGCAGATAGTGCAGAACCAAAGACGATCGCTTATTTTAGACAACAACATTTTAAGATGTTTCCAGCTAAAAAGTTTGCAGGTTCGAGGGCTCAATATACTAAAAAAGTGAAGCGATTTAAGAAAATCATCTGTTCAAATGAATGCATTAACACAATCCGTGAGCTAAAAACTTTAACATTTAAACAAGATGCACACGGAGAAGTTAGTGAAGATGAATTTAACATTGATCCACATACTCTTTCTGCAATTTGGTACGGCTTAGATGATTATGAAGTAGCATCTCTAAAAGGTCATAATGCAGAATCGTTTAAGGAGGTATAGCATGAATTTATACAAGTTTCTGCGATTGTTTAAAGCGCAAGGAGCAGACCCAAGCATTATTGCAAAAGCGATAGAAGAACATCAAGCCGACAATTCAAAACGTATTCTCGCTTATGAACGGTATAAAGCATCGGTTCAAGGTGTTCCGATATTCAAACGAGGACCAATACAAGTAGATGATTTCGAAACTGGTATTGTTGAACGACTTGACGATAAGGTGAACAATCGTTTAAATAATGCATTTGATGCAGAAATTGTTGATACAAAAATCGGGTATATGTTCGGTCATCCTATTTCGTATGAAGTGGACGAGAAGACAGAAAATGAATTCCAAAAATTAAAAGATGAAATTGAAGCATTCAACCTGAGAAACAATGTCGAGGACAAAGACAGTGAATGGGGTAAAAAAGCCGCGATTTGTGGTTATAGTGCTCGACTTGCTTACATTGATTTTGAAGGAAAAGAGCGAATCGTCAACATTGATCCGTGGGAAACCATTTTAATTTCATCATCTGACTACACGGAACCAGAATTTGCAATTCGTTATTTTGAGATAGATAAAAACAAGCAGCGTGTCGAGTTTTACGACGACGCTTATTTTTATGTTTTTGAAACAGGTGATAATGGATTATCGCTGATTGAAAAGGAACTACACACATTCGATTACTGTCCGTTATTTGGTTTGCCGAACAATGAAGAGTTAATGGCAGATGCTGAAAAAGTGGTGTCGTTAATTGATGCATACGACAGGACTCTTTCTGATGCATCCAATGAAATTGAGCAATACCGTTTAGCCTATCTTGTTTTAAAAGGGATGGGTGCAGATGATGAGGTACTGGAGAAAGCAAAAAAAGGTGGGATTTTTGAATTATTCGGGGAAAACGATAGTCTTAATTATTTAACCAAAGACATTAACGACACAATGATTGAAAACCATCTCAATCGCTTAGAACAAAACATCCTTCGTTTTGCGAAATCGGTCAATTTTACGGATGAAAACTTCAGTAACAATTTATCCGGCGTGGCCATGAAGTATAAGCTCATGTCCCTTGAAAATAAATGTATTACGATGGAGCGGAAAATGGTTGCTGCACTTCGTTATCAATTTAAGGTGCTTTGTTCTGCATGGTCTAAGAGAGGATTGTGCGACAAGGATGATTATTTAAAAGTTTGGTTTGGCTTCAAACGTAACCTTCCAGTAAATTTACTAGAAGAAGCGCAAACAGCCGTAACCTTAACTGCAATTACGTCTGAAAAAACCGCACTATCTACACTTTCGGTTGTGGATGATGTTGAATACGAGCTAGAACAAAAGGAACTAGAACGTGATTCAATCCCACCTTTAATGGATGGTGGTGAAGGCAATGGATCTGGAGAAGTACGCACGGAAACTAAGTGAGTGGAACACTAAAGAATTAGCGAAAACTGAAAAAAGTATTCGAACTATTTATCAAAAATTAGTTAAAGAAGTACTTGCCCAAATTGGTCTGATTTATGAGAAGTATGAAACTGATGGTAAACTTACTTATGAGCAAATGATGCAGTATGATCGTTTGAAAAAGTTAATGAATACCATCATTGAGCATGTCAATGCAATGTCTAAACAAACTCAAACAGTTATTACAACACTGTTATCTGAAAGTTACATGTACTCCTATGAGTGGATGGGTTGGGCGATTGAAAAAGAGGCTCGAAAAGCAATTGGCTATACTTCATTGGCAATTGAACAAATCAAAGCGGCAATTAATAACCCAGTGAAAGGTCTAACGCTCTCAGAAACGTTAGAAAAGAATCGTAGAGACATAATATATAAGATTCAACAAAACGTCACACAGAGCCTTGTAAGAGGTTCTACTTACAAAGAGATGGCTTCGAGTATGACAGAAATGTTTGAAGGTGACTATACAAAGTCAATTCGTGTTACTCGAACTGAAACTCATCGGGTGCGTGAGCAAGGGACATTGGATAGCGCTAAGTACGCTAATTCTAAAGGTATTATCATGGTGAAAAAGTGGCGTAATATGAAAGATAGTCGTGTTCGTAAAACGCCAAAAGCCAATCACGTCAAAATGGATCATGTAAAAATCCCTGTTAATGATTTGTTTGATTTAGGTAACGGAGAAAAGGGGATTGCTCCAGGTAATACCGGCTACGCCCATCACGATATTCATTGCAGATGTATCTTGATTTACGAGATTGATAAGGTTGAAGGTAAAACCAATGATGATTTAGCCAAACAAACATTTGAAGAATTTCAAAAGGCTATGAGGTGATGCGGTGGTTTATGAAGTAATGCTCGTCTATGCGAGTGGTGAACAGAAACGAACCGTACAGGACGTCCATATTGTAGAAACGACAGAGCAGGCTACTATTTTTCGTGATGAAAAGGGCGATGTGCTTATGATCGCTACGCATGACGGTTTACTGTACGCACAACGAATATCGATGGGTTAGTGAGTCGTAGTGATACGGCTTTTTATTATGGATTGAAGGGGTGTGACAATATGAAATACGGCATTTCCACTTTAGATAAAATGTATGTAACGTTGGAAGGGGTAACGGAGGTTTACCATGCTGAACAGGGTGTCTTCTTCCTTAATAAAGAAACCACTTTAGGCTTTGTTCCATACAGCAATTTAGGTTATTACGAACTTATTAAAAATAACTAACTGTAAAGTACTTAACCTTGCACTTACTGGCTCGTACTGTAAGGGCATTTGAAAGGGTGTTAAGAATGACTGAAATCACAGTCACGACTAATCCAGACGGATATTTAAAGATTGAAGCAAAAGGGCATACACAATCGACGGTATGTGCTGCAGTTTCAACTCTCTTACAATCGTCTGTGCGTTATTTACAAGACTTAGAAGAACAATTTCCACATGATCTATCAGTAAAAATAATTGAAAGCGACAAGTAGGCTCGAACTACTTGGTAAGGAGGAACATGAAATGAAATCAGTATTCAAAAAACGTTTACCAGTTAATATTAAGCAATTTGATGGTGAGCTTACTTTCGAACAAGTGAAAGCTTTCCTAGATTCTAATAAGGACAATGAGGAAGTAAAAGCTTATTACAAGTCGAATGTACTCACTGCTGACAATGTGAAACCTTTCTTAGAAACATCTGAAGGTAAAAAGGTGTTGCAACCGAAATTGGATGCACACTTCACGAAATCGCTCGAAACTTGGAAAGCGAACAACCTTGAATCACTTATTGAGGAAGAGGTTAATAAGCGTAATCCTGAAAAATCTCCTGCTGAAAAAGAGGTTGAAAAACTTCGTGCAGAGATCGAAAAGGAACGTAAAAGTCGTGAACGTGCTGATCTATCCGCTAAAGCTTTAAAAGTGGCTCAAGAAAAGAAATTACCAACAGAAGTTATTGATTATTTAATTGGTGCTGATGAGGAAACGACTCTTGCTAATTTAACGAAATATGAAGAAGCACATACAAAAGCGATTCAAGCGGCTGTAGATGCGAAATTCAAAGAGCATGGTCGAGGGATTGATCATGGAGAAAGTGGTGGCGGTGGCGCTATTGATTTCGGCGCGATTGCTAATCAAGTTTCATTACGAAAATAAACATATTGGAGGAAACAATCTATGAAAACTGTAAAACGACGTTTAAAAGTTAACATTTCACAATTCGATACATTCAACCCGGCAAACATCTTATTACAAGATGCGCCAACAGGAGCAGTACCGGCTGAAGAAGGTAAGTTAGTAGTTACAGAGTTTATGCAACAATCGGTGCTTACTCGTTTAGCGAAATACGAACCGATGGCGAAGCAGGAGAAAAAATTCACGTATTTAGCAAGTGGTCCTGGGGCTTACTGGGTAGGTGAAGGTGAACGTATCCAAACGTCAAAGGCTACATGGTTAGATGCGAAAATCGTAGCTAAAAAATTAGGGGTAATTATTCCAGTTTCAAAAGAGTTTTTAAAATACAGTGTGCAAGACTTCTTCACTCAAATGCGTCCGGCTATTGCTGAAGCATTCGCAATCAAGTTTGACCAAGCGGGATTATTTGGTGTAGGTTCTCCATTTGAAGTAGGTACGTCTGTATGGGAGCGTATTACAACTGCTGGTAATACAGTGGAGCTTAATTCACTAACTAACTTATACGATGAGTTAAACGCAGTGATGGCTTTAATTGAAGATGCTGACAAAGATCCAGATGGTTTTACGACTACTCGTAAATTCAAACAAAAATTACGTGGAGCAAAAGACGGCAACAATCAACCGATTTTCACAGATGCAACGGCTGGTGCAACTTCAACGGCTCTAGGTTTACCAATCGGCTATGCTGATTCTAAGTCATGGGATTATGCAAAGGCGTTATTAATTGCGGGTAACTGGGATATGACTCGTTACGGAATGCCTGCGGGTATGGAATATACAATTTCTACTGACGCGACGTTAACAACTATCCAAGATGGTAGCGGCAACCCAATTAACTTATTTGAACGTGATATGTTCGCACTACGTGTGACTCAAGAAGTAGCATTTACAACATTAGCAGAAGATGCATTCGCTGCTATTACACCAGACGTTACACCTTAATGAGTGAGCTTCGGCTTGCTCTATTTTTTATGTAAGGAGGGTGCATATGTTAGTCGAAAAAGATGGCAAAGTAATTGAAGCCACTGAAAAGGCATATGAGGTTGTTTATAAAAATCATGGGTATAAGCCTTACACAAAACCTAAATCTACTCGTAAAAAGCAAGTAGGTGGCGAAGATGAATCTGAATGAACTAAAAACATTGTTACCTAACACAAACAACCTATCAGATGCTTATTTGCAATTAAAACTTGATGAAGCCGTTGATTTTGTAAAACGTGTTTGCAATCAGGATTTCACGGTAGACGGAGTATTAACGTTGCCTGCAAGTGTTAAAGGAATTGTGGCTCAATACGTGGATTTCGAATTGCAAGGTAATGCAGGTATTAAAAGCGAATCAATTGGTGGCATGTCGCAAACTTTCGATAGTGTAGAAGAACGAAATAACGCACTAATAAAGAAATTAAGTTCGCTAGGCCTTCGTAAATTACGGTTTAAATCGTTTGGAGGTAGGTAAATGGCCCGTATTCGAGTTGGTATGCGTGACAATAACCGGATTCCAGAGATTTTATCGGAATTATCAAAAGTTCGTAGAAAAAAAGCAAAAGTAGGTTACCCAAACGATAAACCATACAATGACGAAATATCGCTTGCTGGATTGGCAGCGGTTCATGAATATGGTGCTCGTATTCAGGTAACAGACAAAATGCGTGGATATTTAGCTTCACAAGGCTTGCACTTAAAGAAAGAAACTACACATATCATCATTCCTGAACGCTCTTTTTTGCGTACTGGTGCGGATCTCCATGAGAAGGATGTACAAAGAAAAGCAGATGAATTAATCGATGAGGTTATTGCAGGAAACTTATCCGTAGAACTATTCTTTGAAATGCTTGCTCTTGAATTAAGAGGGAAAATCCAAGAACATGCCATCGATCTAGACCATCCAGTAAACCATCCTTTTACGGTTGAACGTAAAAAAGGTTCTAACAATCCGTTAGTTGATAGCGGAGGACTTATCGGCTCCATGGAGGTTGATATTGAATGAGTATGTATAACTTTTCTAGATTAATAAATAAATATAGTGGTCCAATTACCGTGTTTGTAACAACAAAAGGTGGGTGGGTTAACGGTAAGCCGGTCGAGAGTGAACCGATACCTGAAACACGACAAGCAGCGTTAATCCCATTCGATGTAAAAACGATTGCTCAACTGGGTGGACTAGTTACCAATGCTGATGTACAACTTTATTCGCTTGCTCCTTTTGTGCATGGCGATAAGATTGAGAAGAATGGTCAAAAGTACACCGTTGATACAAGCGCCGATTTCACGCAATTTGGTGACTTCTATCGCTATATTGCAAAAGGGGTGAGTTCGTTTGATTGAGTATGATGATATTTGGCTACCAGTTCAACAAGGACTCACGAATTATGCAGATAAAATGGTAATACAAGCTGAAACAAATGGAGATCAACCACCTTATCCGTTCATTGCAATCAAAAAGACATTAGTTAGTGAAGGGATTGGACAATCAACAACCTCTTTAAAAGGGGTTATTCAAACAATGGAACAAGATACAGAGCTTGTTTTATCAATTACCTGTCACGCAAAAACTATTGAAGATGCTGAATCATTAGCTTTGAAATCTCGTGCTTATTTCTTGGGCAAAGGAACAATTGAATTGTCAGATGCAAACATTGCGGTTGTTGACGTTTTACCTGTCACAAATCGTGATGTTTTTTTAAATATCAATTACGAACGTCGATGTGGTTTTGATGTGCGATTACGTGTAAGAGCGCAAGAATCTTATGAGATTGAAGTAATTGAAAAAGTAACGATTAACAATTAGGAGGTAAAAAGAATGCCATTAAAAGATGTCAAAGTCACAATCGACATTAAAAAGCCTTCTGCATTAACGGGATTGGGTACACCCTTAATTCTTGCAGATAAAGCAGGTCCACAGTCTTTTAAAATTTATGGGGATATTGAAGGTGTTGAGGTAGATTTCCCTCAAACTACAGATGCCTATAAAGCTGCTAAAGTAGCATTTAAACAAGGAGATACAAGCACTGGAAAAGTAGCTATTGCAACCTATAATTTAAGTGCGGCAACACCAATTACAGCTGCAGAGACATTAGAAAAATACTACGATGAAGATTGGTATTTCGTATCTCTAGCAACTGGGGCTGTTTCCGACTACATTGCAATATCGGATGTTGTAGAAGGTGAAGGAGTTAAAATTGCCGGACATACAGTCGATAGCATTGAAGATTTAACAACTATTTCAGCAAAAAAATACGATCGTACATTTGTTATGATGCACGACAAACTTGAACAATATCCTCATCTAGCGTTAATCGGTGGTCATGGTTCAAAATTAGTTGGTTCCATCACATATAAATTTAAAAAATTAATCGGTGTAGATCCTGCTCCGTACGATGCAACAACATTACTTGCTATTCATGACTTAAACGGCTTCGCTTATGTATCAAAAGGTGGCCAGTATCAAACTTCTGAAGGTACTTTACTATCAGGAGAATACATTGACGTGATCCACGGTAAGGACTGGGTGAAAGTAAACATGGAGCAGGCGATTTCCACTTTATTCGTTAATAATGACAAGATTTCATATGATGATGTCGGCATCCCACAAATTGAAAGTGAAGCTCGTACTATCTTAGAAATCGCTGGTCAACAAGGAATAATCGCAAAAAATGAAGCAGAACAACCATTTTATACACTTACTGCGTTGAGACGTACACAAACAAATGCGGCAGATCGTGTAGAACGTAACTATAAAGGACTATCATTTAGCCTTGAACTAGCCGGAGCAATCCATAGTGCTGAAGTCAAAGGCGAAATGGTTTACTAAGAAGGAGGGGAATTAGATGCCACATATCGGAACATATGACGCTCGAAAAGTTGTTGCAACAGTAGGTGGAGTATTTATTACGGGTTATGCAGATGGCTCGTTTGTTAAAGCTAGTAAAGATAACGATAACTTTGAAGCAACGTCAAGTGCTCAAGGTGATGCAGTTGTTTCTGTAAACGGTGATCAAATGGGTACAATTGAAATCACATTAAATCAAACTAGTCCATCAATTTCATATTTAGATAATTTAGCTAACACTCGTGCAATGGTACCTGTTTGGGTGAATTCTAACAATGAAATTAAAGAGGTTGCAGGTGGAACAAAAGCAATGATTACGAAACCATCTGATAAAGAGTTTGGTAAAGCAGCATCAAACCGCGTTTATACACTAAAAGTATTTGATTACACAGTGAAATAATGCAGAAAGGGGAGTGGGCCACGTGCTCACTCTTTTTAATTTGCTATGAAAAAGCGACACATTACCAATCATTTAAAACGAAAAGAATGGGAGAGACGTAAAATGGCACTTAAAAATAAACAAGCAACAGAAACGATTGCAGGGAAAAAATTTATCTTTCAACATCCAGGACTTGAAGCGACATTAGATATTCGAGAACGTACGAAAGATGAAAAAGGTAATACATCCGAGAAAGAGTTATATAAAGAAATCTTAGAACATGTTGTATTTGTCGAAGAGGACGGCGCGCCAAAACGTGTAACCGTTGAGTATTTCGAACAGTTTGACAGCATGAAAGTGTTTACTGATGTAATGCGAGCAGCATCTAAATTCCTTTTTCGTTAAATTTGATGACACTTATTATCGAGCTAGAGCAGAAATGCGATGGAAAATGTGGCGTCCTGTTGTAGAAAGAATACTTTCATATGAGGAAGTAAAAAAGATGTCACATCATGAGTTGCTAGAAGCAAACGCTGCCATCGATATACAATTCGAAAAAATCAAACAAGCGAGGGGAGGCAATTAAATGAGTATACGTGATCTTTTTGTAGAGATTGGCGTAGATGTTGATGACGACCCATTGAGAGACCTCGATTCGCTTGTTGATGATGTAAGGGAATCCTTTAACAGATTGGACGCCAGTGGACTAGATGATATTGAGCGAGATGTTCAGTCGGTTGCTGATGAATTTGATGATTTATCTAGTGAAATCAGAGAAACTAACAGGCTAGTAAATTATTTAGATGATAACGATCTAGATGATTTAAAAAGGGAACTTGCTGGAGCTTCTATTCAAGCGGAGATACTAGAAGATGGTATTGAAGATGTAGTGGAAGAAGAACGGGAAGCCATTGTTGCTACATCCATTTTAGGCAATATGTTCGCTTTAGCAGGTACGAAAGGTATATGGATGGGTGTCGGTATTACCGCTGCTATATCCGGATTAATTGCCATCATAGCGCCTCTACTCGTGTTAGTTGGCGGTCTAGGAGCTTCCTTTTTAGCTGCTGGTCTAGGTGTTGTCGCGTTTGGTGCAGTAGCAATGGGGGCATTAGGTCCAGTTATTGAAGGTGCTGAAAATTTAACCGCTGCACAAGCAAAAGCACGAACCGAACTAGAAAACTTTACGAATTTTTGGGGAACCTTTGTCAAAAAGTTTGAAACACCTATTTTTGAAGCGTTTGGCACAGGGTTATCTTTAGCAGAAAATATTTTAAACGGGCTAGAGAAAACGATTATGAATGTTGCAGACGTTGTAAATGTATTAATGACAGAAATGAATAATTCTGTTGTTGGTGGTGGCTTAAAAGATTTCTTCGATTGGATGGAAAGCAATGCGGCCGAAGCAATCTATAATTTCGCTCATATTTTCGGAAATACATTGAGTGGATTATGGAAGATGCTTGATGCATTTTCTCCAATTGCAGAAACCATAGAACAAGGATTATTATCCCTAACAGAGAGATTTGATGTGTGGGCAGGCAACCTAGCTTCATCAAACGGATTCCAACAGTTTATGGAGTATGCTCTAACAAATGGACCTAAATTAATGGACACATTAGGCAACCTGTTCGGAATTATTGGCGACGTTATTGTAGCATTAGCGCCATTAGGTTCACTTGTTTTAACAGGATTGCAGTTATTAACAGGGTTTATTGGTTCGGAAGTGTCACCACGTTTAGTTGAATTAGGCGGATTTATCCAACAAGTAGCTGGTACATTCCTAGATTATTTAATTCCTACAATTGCACCGCTAGTACAAGAATTATTGCCGGTATTATCCCAATGGTTCGATACACTTAAAAATTTAGGCATGACGTTATTCGAAACATTCATATCCATTTTACCGACACTACAAGACATTTTCCAAACAGTTATGCCAGTTGTCATTACGTTATTCGAAAATGTTTATGGCATAATATCGTCTTTTATAAATAACATCGTTATTCCCTTACTCCCAATGTTAGGGACGGTTATTCAAGAGGTTTGGGGTGTAATAAAACCAATTTTAGAGCCACTTAAAGACCTCATATCAACAATTGGTTCAACCATCATGTTTTTAATCAATGAAGTTGTATCTCCATTGATTCCAGTGATTGGTACGGTAATTTCTGCAATGTGGATAGTTGCAAAACCAATATTAGATGGAATTGTAACAGTTTTCGGAAACATTATTGATGCGGTCTCAAGTACGATTCAAGCGGTTAAAGATTTAGTTTCCGCATTTTTAAATTTCAAAGTGCCAGATTGGGTTAGCAATTTAGGCGGCAAAATCAGTGGGGTTGTTGGTAAATTATTTGACGGTTCACACGCAACTGGATTAGGTAGAGTGCCATTCGATGGTTATGTTGCCGAATTACACAAGGATGAAGCGGTGTTAACTGCTGATCAATCGAGTGCTCTACGGGATTTGGGAATCTTGAAGGGGGATGGAAATAGTCCAGAACTGGATTTAAGCAGTAATAGTAGTGGTGGAAGCTACAAAACTACTTCTACTACGAGCAGCAGTATTAGCATATCAAATACATTCCAGATAAGTGTAGAGGGTGGTAATACGAATGAAGAAACAGCTTCCAACCTAAAAGGTGCAATGAGTGATTTCATGGAAGAATTCTTTGGCAACCTATTGGCAATCGATCCACAAGTAAGGGAGGGATAACCATGACAGAATTAGTTGGTAAAGCACTATTAAATGGAATCAATATATTCGTAGAGAATGAGGATGCTAATTTTGACGTGGATATCCCTACACATAAAGTGGAAAAAGGGATTGATTTAAGTGACCACGTTGAACGACAACCGGTAGTAGTGAAACTATCCGGGAAATTGGTTAGACCTACTCCAGAACAAGTCGAAAGTTTAATTCAAAAGTTATTGAAAATCGAAAACGAAGGTAAAACAGTTACCTATGAAGGTCGAAGAATTTATCAAAACATGTTAATGAGTGGATTAAATATTAAAGCGAACTCAAAAATCATGAACGGGTACAATTTTAGTTGTACATTAACCGAAGTAAGAATTGCACAATCGTCATATGTTCCTCCTGAAGTGAAAGCTGTAATAGCTAAAACTGCAGAAGCGGGACGTAAACAAACCGAAAATAAAAAATCGATAAACGTTTCTACCCATACAGTAAAAAAAGGTGACACATACTCTTCTCTATCCAAAAAATACGGGGTGAGTGTGGCAACTTTACAAAAGTTAAATGGATATGATTCTAGGAAAATTCCTATCGGCGTTAAATTGAAATTGGGGTGAGCGAATGAATAAAGAATATATTGATATTGAAAAAGCGCTCATCCCATATCGTTTCGAAATCGAATTGGGTGTAGAGCTATTTGAAATGGAGATCCACTACAACCAAGTAGGCGACTACTTCACGATAAATTTATATAAAGATGGAGAGGTTCTGGTATACGGTGAAAAAATCGTGTACGGAGAACCTCTTTTTAGTGAAATCTTCGATAATCGTTATCCAGGTCCTGAAATCATACCAATCGATGAATCAAATAAGGAAACTCGTGTTGGGTGGGATAATCTAAACAAGACTGTTTTATTGGTGGTGATGAATGAATGAGTAAATTATTTATGCGCGTTGTCGAGGTCATTAGTGGCAACGTCAAAATGAATAATACCGACTTAGACATTGAATTTGAAATACCGTTTGACGATGATTTAGACCCGAATCTGAGTGAAATAAGAGTGTACAATTTATCCCAAACAACCATCAATCAATTGAAACAAGGACAAAAGATTACAGTCAATGCTGGATATAAAGAAGATAAAGGATTAGTGCTTTCTGGTGAAATCAATTCGGTTTCTTCAATACGTAATGGCGCTGATAAGGTAACGACTATTAAAGTGCTTGATTCAGTCCCGTACAACGCTAAAAAGACTCTACAACGATCCTATAAAAAGAATATTAAAGCGGATGCGGTTATCAAAGACCTAGCAAAGGCACTGGGTTTAAAGATAGCCGTTTTAAAATTACCAACAAATAAGACTTTTCAAAAGGGATACTCCATTGACGGTGAGATTGTTAAATCCATTCAAAATATCGCAAATGATTGTGGAGCATCTGCTTATATATCTCGTCAACAAGCTTATATCCGTTCAATAAAAGAAGGGGACGATAATAAATTCCTTTTAACTGCTGATACAGGATTAATAGGGTCCCCAGAGTATTTTGAAGAAGAGAAGAGTGGAAAATTGGTTAAAGGATATAGATTAAAATCTTTGCTTCAATATCGAATGCATGCTGGATCTATTGTTGAGCTGCAATCTGTTGAAGTTAAGGCGAAAGTAAGGTTAAGGAAGGGCAAACATATCTGTAAAGGCAATAGTTTTTATACAGAAGGAGAGTCGATTCTATGAGTAATACCGGACAATATTTCGGTTCGGTTAAAGGCACCCTCCTTACAAGTATTAACACAGCTATGCCTTGTAAGATTCTTTCGTATAACGATTCCCAACGTACCGCTAAGATACAACCTTTATTCATGGTTAAGGAAGTAGGTCAAGAACCCACTAGTTTGCCGCCAATAGAAGATGTTCCTGTGTTGTTTCAACGCTATAAGGTGCATAATAACGCACCGATTTCTATTACAACAGATACTGCGCCACATCCTCAATACACCGGGACTGGCGAACATGTTCATAATGCAATAACTTTCACCGAATCAGTTGAAATGATTCCAGATTTAAGACCAGGAGACGTAGTACTTGCGGTATTTTGTCAACGCTCTATTGATGAAGCACAAAATGGCCAAAATGTATATCCAGGTACCGCGAGGATGTTTAGCATACATGATGCGGTAATAGTGGGGGTGTTTTAATTGAAAACATTAGGGTTATTAAATGGGGATTTAAGATTCGAAAATGGTGACTTTGTTATGATCGAAGGACCTGAGGAAATCGCTCAATGCATCGCTATCTCCATGGGCACTAATTTAAAGGAATGGTTCTTGAATGAAGCGTTTGGGATGGATCATATTAAGCTACTTGAAAAGTCTTCGGATGGCGAGGCAAGAGCTGAAGTGATAAGGATCTTAGGTCAAGAACCAAGAATCGATGAAATTGTTGATATCGAAATAAATAATAACAAAAACGAACGAATTAGAACTATTAAATACACTGTAAGGTTGATAGATGGGACTACATTAAGCGAGGAGGTGCCAATAGGTGCTTGATAGTAATGGGTTTAAACGAAAAACGTATGATGACTTATTAAATGACATGTCAGCAAAAGCAAAAGAATTGTTTGGTGCTGATGCAAATGTTTCTGAGCGTGCATTTTTAGGGATTCTAATTCGAATCATGGCATGGTTTTTATCATTAGCATGGATGGCAATTGAACAAGTTTACCATGCGGGCTATCGTAAGTCGGCAGAAGGTACACAACTTGATAAACTGCTACCACTTGCTGGGACAACTAGAAATTTAGCTGAATACGCTTATGGACAAGTCACTCTGACAGGTACGCCTAATTACACCGTCGAGAGTGGCTTTTCAGTTGGTACTGAACGAGATGTGAACTTTGAAACCATCGAAAATGTAACACTCGATGAAAATGGTCAAGGGACAGTCGAAATTGTTTGTACTGAAATCGGGATTATCGGCAACGTTGCGGCTGGTGCTATTAATACAATTGTTAATCCGGATGCAAATGTAACGAGTGTAACCAATTTAACTAAAACCAGTGGTGGTCGTGAAAAAGAAACAGATCAAGAAGCGCGTGAACGTGCTGATATTACGGTTGAAGGTCAAGGAAGTGGAACGACAGCTTCAGTTCGTGCTGAACTACTTAAAATTCCAACTGTAAGAGCTGCAAAGGTTATTGAAAATTACTCAGATGAAACAGATCAATATGGCACTCCTTTTAGAGCAATTCAAGCCTTTGTCTTAGGTGGTAGTGATGAAGAAGTTGCTCAAGCAATTTTAAATAAAAAGGCTGGTGGTATTAAGCCATATGGTACAACCTACATTGAGATTCCAGATATAAGTGGAGAACCTCAAAAAGTTGGGTTTACACGTGCTAACGAGGTTGGACTTTTTGCGAAAGTAACCTTATCGACTGATAGCGCTTTTAATACGGACGGTATGGAACAAGTAAAAAACGCGCTTGTTAAATATATCGGTGGTGCTGATGTAAGTGGCCAATTATATGCCGGACTAAATATGAATGAAAAAGTAGTATTAGCAAAAGGGATGGCTCATGTGATGGGAGTATCTGGTGTAACGGATGTTGAAATCAGATTTAGCACAGATGGGCAAACATTTGTTGAAGAAAATATAAACATTGGTGTAAATGAAGTAGCGCAAATAAATGCGAGTGACATTGAGGTGCTTATAAATGTTTAGTTTAAAAAGCGTTGTTAGCCGCTTTACTGATTATTTCGAAAAACAGCCAAACAGTAACATCAGCAAATTAATGAAGATATTTAACGATGAGTTGCAGTCCTTAAACACGACAATCGAACGTGTTGGGGAATGGAAAGATATCGATAAAGCGGAGGGTCTTGCCCTAGATGACGCAGGGACGAATATCAAGCAACCACGAGGTGTAGCAACTGATGAGGTTTATCGAATTCTATTAAAGTCAAAGATAGCGCGAAACTTATCGGATGGAAGTATCAATACGATTATCCAAGTGCTCGCTACTGCTTTATCATGCGAATATAAGGACATCAAAATTAAGGAAAAATGGACTGATGATGTAGATCCAGAACCTGCAGCTATTCAAGTAATTGAATTGCCATTAATAAAAATTAATGAAGCTGGATTAGATCCTGCTAACTTTGCACGTATTATTCAAAGAACGGTAGCCGGTGGGATAAAAGTCGGTGTAATTGAACTTACTGGCACTTTTGAGTTTGGGGATGAATCAAACTCTATTGATACTATTCGAGGCTTTGGCGATGTAAATAACGCTGAAATTGGCGGTTATTTAGGTGCAGCATACACGCCATCTACCGACCAAGAATTGCCGATTTAATAAAGGAGTGATACACGAATGCCTGAACAATTACCACAATGGTATGCAGTTGGTGTAGAGCCTCCTGCATCATTAAAAAATAGTGGTTGGCAACCAGGAATGAAGCCATCTGCTCAACATATGAACTGGTTGTTTAATCGTGCATATAAGGTTTTAGAAGAATTACAAACTAACAAAGTCGATTTTGATACACATAAAAAAGATATAGTAGCCCACGCAAGTTATGCAGTAAATACCTCTGCGAATGACAGTTATGTTGTTTCTATACCAGACGTGACAGAGTATAAAGAAGGAATGATTGTTAGTTTCAAAGCAACTGTGGCAAATACAACCACATGTTCTTTAAATATTAACAACTTAGGTGCGAAAACGGTTTATAAATACACAACAGGCTTAGCAAACCTTGAAACTGGGGATATCGTTGCGAATCAGATTGTTAGTGTTATTTATAACGGATCTGCATTTATCGTTCTTAGCCCATTAGCGAATACAGTGACTGCTCATAGTTCTCAAACACTCACTAATAAAACGTTGACAGCACCAAAGTTAGCGAACGGTGGATACATTGCAGACGCAAATGGAAATGAGTTAATCAAAGGACAGACTGTTGCTAGTGCAGCAAATGAGTTTACAGTAAAGAATGCTGCAACAGGAAATGCACCAGAACTTCAAGCTACAGGCGGAGATACCAATATTGATTTTGTAGTGGTTCCAAAGGGTACGGGAGTATTTAAAGTCGGCACTAAGCCGGTGTCTTTACAAGAAGACGTTGACAATCACAAGAATAATAAAAACAACCCGCATAATGTTACAAAAGAACAGGTAGGGTTAGGCAGCGTAGAAGACTACGGAATCGCTACACAAACAGAAGCAGAAGCAGGAACATCAACTGCAAAGTACATGACCCCTCAACGAACAAAGCAAGCAATTGATAAAAATCTTGCACCAGTACAACAACAGGTTACTGAACACTCGGACGAATTTGCGTCACCAACAAAAGCAGGGCACATAAAAGTTGGTAACAATCTTACCATCGATGGTAATGGCGTATTAAGTGCGAACAAAGATTGGGAAGTAATTTCTGAGACTACAATATCATCCGCAGTAACTTCGATTGATATTGCGAATTTAAGTCAGTATAAATTTATTAGATTATCTCTTTATCTTAAAAAAGGAACTGCGGCAAATATTAGTCTAAAAATTAATGACATAGCAACTGCAAATGCATACGGTTCTTATTCCATCTCGCAAAACGCTTATACTACTGCATCAAGTTCAAGAGTAGGTATGATTGATCCGAGCGCTGATTTGAAGCATGTAATTACAGCTTCTAACGAGGACTTTACTTATCCCAGATATTTAATAGCTGAAAGTGATTACATCACTGTTACTGATTTAAAAGTTGTAAAAGTATCTAGTTTAACAACCAAAATAAATAAGATTACTATTTTTGCTGAAAGTGCAGCTTTAACGGTGGGTAGTGTGGTGAAACTGGAGGTTGTTAAATAATGGTTAAAAAATTAATCATAAATAACGGTGATGAAATATATGAGGAAATGACTGCAGAGGAATCAGCGGTTTTACAACTAGCACAAGAAGAGCAAGCATTTTTAGAAATACTTAGACCATCAAACGAAGAAGTACGTAAAGCTGAGATTGAAATTGTAACGACAAATTTATTAATCGATTTGGGGGTATTTTAAAAATGAATACTATTCAAAAGAAATTAGTGGAATCTTATACAACATTAGTAATGGCTGAAAAAATGGCCATAGAAGAAGTGCCTGAAACTAAGTTAATCGGCGGTACAGATTACCCGATTCGTTCAGAAGTGGAAATTGAGATTGCTAATCGAACAATTGCGGCACTTGGGTAATCGTCCGAAAGTGTGCAGTAACTAGTCTTTAATATTAATAGCAAAATTTTATTAAAGGTAATTCCTTCCTTTTGTCGAAATTTAGTAGATGAAAGGGGATTTTAGAAATGAAAAATTATGAGAAATTTAAAACAGATATCAAAAACAATAACGATTTATTATTAGAACTAAAATTAATTAGAAAAAATTTAGAACACGAAGATGTTCTAACACAATTATTTTCTCTATGTAGGGAAACCTTTCTAACCCAATATAATGCAGAAATATTTAAAAATGAAAATGGTAGTTTCGGTTACTTTATTCCAAATGAGGCTTTTAAAGTGTTAGGAAATCATATTAAGGAATTTTTAAACAGTATCAACTTACAGTTATCTAAAGACTCCCTAGGTGAAATAATATTAATTTTAAAAAGTTATTATCATTTAACTGCTACATCGGAAGAAATAGCTAAAAAATCCCATGTGGAACACAATAATGACTCTACGCAGTTCGCCTTATTTGGAACTTTTTATAATTTTACCAGAATTGATTGGGGGATTTTTGAAAAGGGAATAAAAGAGAATATATCTTTTGAATAGGCACTCTCAACCGAGGGTGCTTTTTCAATTTCATCAAGAACCAGCAACGCACTGTGCCGAGCAGTGCTATTTTTAATTGGGCAGGTGTTGACATGGAAAGTCAAACAGTAGCATTAATCGGACTCGTATGTACCGTACTAGGTGCCTTAATTGGATTTTTAAGTTTCAATCGCAATCGAGACAAGGATGTTCGGAACGATGCATCAGAATCAGCGGTAATTCGTACAAAATTGGACGCAATCAATTCAGGTGTAGAATCTATCAGAATTGATATAAAAGCTCAAGAAATGCGTGTAACAGAGTTATCAGAGCGTGTAATTCGTGTAGAGGAATCTAGTAAGCAGGCGCATAAACGATTGGATGAATGGGGGGCGAAATTCTATGAAAATTAACTGGAAAGTACGGTTACAAAGTAAAACATTTTTAGTAGCAGCTTTTAGCTTACTGCTACTATTAGTGCAACAGGTAGCAAATTTATTCGGAATCGATACCACGATTTATAACGAGCGAGTGACTGATATTTTTAATACAGTCCTCGCTATTTTAGTGCTTATCGGTGTTGTGCATGATCCAACAACTACAGGTTTATCGGATAGTGAGCAAGCACTTGGTTATCATAAACCACGTGATGATTTGGACGGTGAACAGAAATGATTAAAGTTGGTTATGATGCAGGACATGGTTTAAGCACACCAGGTAAATGTACACCAGATGGAGAAAAAGAGTGGTCGTTTAACGATAAAATAGCTCGTGCTTTTGCAAAAGAACTATCCATCTATAGCGGTGTAGCTTCAAAACGTTTTGATGATCCAACAGGTAAACGTGATGTACCATTAGATGAACGTACAGATGGGGCAAATAATTGGGGTGCTAATTACTACATTTCATTCCACCATAACGGGAATACTTCGAAGTGGGGTAATTGGACAGGTGTAGAGACTTTTATTTATGTTGGAGATCAACCTAAGAGCTTAGCACTGGCTAAAGCGATTCATCCTGCAGTAGTAAAAGCATACGGACTTCGTGATAGAGGGATTAAGCAAGAAAACCTTCACATTGTACGTGAAACAAAAATGCCAGCCATCTTAATAGAAGGTGGTTTTATGGATAGTACTATTGATATTAAAAAATTACGTGACGATCAAGTGCTTGAAAATGCGGGGCGAATGATTGCTCAAGCATTTGCGAAGTTTTGCGGATTGAAAAAAGCTTCAGTACCAAAGAAGGAGGAAACAGAAGTGGCACAACAATTCTTAAATGAAACTGGACGTAATGAATGTAAAGAAATGATTAAACGCGGTGTTGAAGAATGTTTATTTACAAGTAAGCATGAAAACGTGGATAAATATAATGACACAGAATTAATTAGTTATTCAATGGCTTATCTTAACCGTAAAACAAAATAAATTAGTAAGACCGCCCTCCTGTTTAATTGTGGAGGGCGGTGTTTTTTTATTTATTCATCTAATTCTTTTAGAATTTTATCCAAACCGTGTGTAATGCCAGTTCTGTATCCTTTTTTATAAAACATCGGCATCGAAATAGCATAAACCGCTAACGTTAAAAACGTCGTAAGACCCATAGTCACACCCTTTCTTACATATCAATTTCAAAGTCTTTTGGATCGTACTTCTTTTTGGTCTTCTGAACAATTTCCAAGTTTTCTAATTCTCCACCAGTTAACATATCCGCTTGAATTAACCTCTTTATATAGCGACTAAAATTCTTTTTAGATTCAGCGTACTCGAGTAAACGTTTTTCTAAATCGTCTGTTAAATCAAAATGCATTGATTTTGTTTTGTTTTTTGCTCCCAAAGCGAACACTCCTTCACGAAACCATTAATACCAATTTCGTGAGGGGCAACTTAAATTCCTTCTATAAGAATGCTTCCATTGAATCCGAATCGTCGTCTATTGTTTCTTCTGCATAATGCGTTGTCGCAGTGACAAGGTTGCGGATCTCCATTAAATCATCATAAATTAGACGTTTAATATACTTACTACGATTTCCTTTTGCATGAACGTGATCTAACATTTTTCTTTCCATTTCATCCTGCAAATTCATCCAAATTGAAATAACTGTACGTTCTTTACTCATTTAAACACACCCCTCGCAATGTTATAGAACCCTACAGCATTAGCAAAAGTAGGTTGGACAGGTATTGTATCGTATTGGCGTTTAAGAAGTGGCTGCATCGGCAACGCGCGTACAAAGTGTTTTTCTAAATAAGGTACGATTTTTTCTGCTATCCCTCCACAGACATAAATATCATCGACATTTTTCCATTTTAACTTGGTTGCAAATTGGTAAATAGCTCTTGCTAACGCTTCGTAATCATCTTTATTACGCAATGTCTCGACACCTGTGTTCATCGTGCTACTGGATTTGTGAATGTGCTTTTTATCTTCGATTGTAGCTAGGTTGACAGTGCCGGAACCGATATCGACGATTCTCATTAAACCGGTATTGGGATTACTCCAAAAAGCACCAGAACCTTCAGGAGCGATTCTTACATCTTCAATAGTGAATTTTACATTCTTTTCGTTGACGATAAATTGATGTTCATTTTTCAACATATCGATAATCTTTTTCTTTTCATTTTCTTTGTGCATTTTTAAAGGTTGACCTGTGATGATGCAAACACGATCTATTCCATTACAGTATTTTTCAATGTACCTGTGGATGGCTAGTAAAATACGAATCTTTGTATCTTCGTGTGCCTTTGTGTCTCCATACGTTGTACCATCCCCAAATTCATCCTCGTAAGCCGCAATTGTGCCAGCGTAACCTTTACGTCCGTCAATTTCAAACTCCATATCATCTTGACCGAATGTTTCCTCTACATCACGTTCAAACCAATTGCAGATGTTTGTTTTAAATGAATCGAGGCCGTAAATACCAGCCACCTTCGCTTTGTAGTTACCAGCATCTACACCGAGAATCAATTTACTCATTTTATCCCCTTTCAAAAAATTATTAGAATTCTAATACAAATGTATGTAGCATCATTCCGAAATATTAGAAAACTAATAATTATTTTTTCAGTCTAAACCCCCTCCCTACCGACATATATTGAATTAAACTTAGGAATCCTAAGGTTAAGTGCCAAGAGGGCTTTTAGGGAATCTTAAAGTCTAGGAATCTTTCCCAAGTAAAAACTGCTATTAGGGAGGTGACACAATGAAGGAAGAAGGGGAGAGAAAGATACGATCAGATAAAAAAGTCGATGTTAAACCTACATTGAGTATCGAACTAAAAAACAGCTTGTACACATTTTCTTATTTATGTAACGAACCAGTAAAAGACGTTGCAGAAAAACTATGTCTAGATGGAGCAGTGTCTAAAGTGGTGATTGATGATATATGTAAGTGGTTTAGAAGAAGTTACCAATATAACAACGTAATTGCGGTTGGGGATGCGGATAGACCGAAACTAAAGATAAATTACAGTAGTCAAACGTCTAAAGTGACAATTCGTTTCAAGCGAGAGGATTATGATTTAATATGTAATCTTGCTCATGCACTGGATTTAACACCAACATCAACCGCTGCTTTATTAATAAGGGTATCGCTTAGAAACATCGAATTTATGCAGCAGTACTGTACAAAACATTTGATGGATCTATCCAATGAAAGAAAAAAGAAAATCGATGTGTTTTTAAATGAATTATGGGGATTGATTAAAAAATGA